AATCTACAGAAGAAGTAGTAGTAAGTAACCCTGAGCCAGAAGGTGGCGGTGAAGTTAGTATTACTGATGAAATCTTTAGAGGTAAAGAAGATTCTTTAATTGATATTGATAAAAATGGCCAACAAAAGATTGTTGTAAATCAATTCACTAAAGATACATTATCTAAAATTAGAATACCTTACAAAAAGCTTGCTGAACAAAGAAAAGAAAAAATCAAAACAAATCTTTATAATGTTGATTGGAATGAAAGACGTCCTGAATTTCAGACTTTTATAAAAGAAGTAAGAAAGAATATTAACTATGCAGTGAAAGAATTTGAAATGAGAAAAGCTGCATTCAGATATACAAGAGCACAAACTGCTAAAACAGGTTCTATTGATGTAAACAAACTATGGTCATATAAGACTAATGATGATATCTTTTCTAGAGTAACTCAATTGGCTGATGCTAAAAATCATGGTCTTTATATGTTAGTTGATTACTCAGGTTCTATGTCAAGTACAATGAAGCATGTTCAAAAGCAGCTTATTCACTGTGTTATGTTTTGTAAAGCAGTTAATATACCATTTGTTGTATATGGTGTATCTTCAACTAACTATGATCTTAGCTATGCTCACGGCATAGATTCAGAAATGCATCACGGCACATGCTCAATGCCAGAAATTATTTCAAGTAACTTAAATAAAAAAGATTACGAAGAAGCCTTATACCACATGTTTTGTAGAACATACGGTTATTACAGCACCTTTAATAATGTAAAGAATGAAAATCAAACAGAATGGATATATGAAAGCGAGTACCTAGCGCCTGGAGAAGACTGGGGTTCAACTCCATTCGTCGAAGCTTTACATGCTTCTCACTTCTATATGAAAGAGTTTCAATCAAAAAACAATATCGAAAAAATGTCACTAGTAGTTATGAGTGATGGCGAGTCGAATGGTCCAAGATTATATCATGATGATTCATTAAATGTTGAAAGAACTAATACGTCAACGTATGCAAAATATTCTGGAGATATTATATTCAAGCTCGATGGTAAAAAAGTAGAAGGCTTTAATTTATCAGGTAAAGAAGGTACTAGATCTCTTACAAAGCATTTTAGAAAACAAGGTATCAATACACTAGGGTTCTTTATTTCAAATGGTAATTGGGAATGGAAACAAAAGATCAACGATATCTTTTATGATAGCAATAATCAAGATGATGATTGGCATGGATATGATGATTTGCGTAAGAAATTTCAAAAAGAATATACTAAAAACAAATGTGTAACTGTAAAAGACTATGCTGGTTATAACGAATACTATGTTGTTAAATCAGGTCAAAATCTTGACACAGATAATGGAGAACTTGTAGTGAATGAAGATGCTTCAAAAGGTCAACTTACAAGTGCATTCAAAAAGTTCAGTAAAAATAAGAAGAGTAGTAAGGTATTACTTACAAACTTTGGAGCAGCTGTTGCTTAAAATAAGTGGCATTATTTGCACTGAAACTGTTTACATTCACACCAGACTATGGTATAATGGTACGTATAATAAATTAAATAAGGAGTATTTATATTATGGAAAATTTGAAAACGTCAACTAAGGTCATACTGACAGAAATCGCTAAAAGATATCCAGACAGTACTGAGTTTAGAAAGCAACAAATTGTCGATGTTGCTGAATCTCTAGGTTACAGTGGTAAAGATTATAATCCACTTATGTCTCTAGAAAATAGAGTAAAGATTGGTACTTACGATCTTGCTTCTGTCATATTACCTATGAGAGAATCTATAGAAACTAACAATGTGGTTGCCATACCTAACAATGCGATGGCTATGCAATCAATTACAAATGACGAAAGAACATTTGCAACCAAGGATGATACATTCGTACCTTGGGGTGCTTATCACGATGTGGTAAAAGTTATTAAGTCAGGTATGTTCTATCCAATGTACATATCAGGTATGTCAGGTAACGGTAAGACTTTCATGGTCGAACAAGCCTGTGCTAAACTTAAAAAAGAATTCATTAGAGTTCAAATCAACCCAGAAACAGATGAGGATGATTTGATTGGTGGATTCAGATTAATCAATGGAGAAACAGTCTTCGCAAAAGGTCCTGTTCTCAAAGCCATGGAAAATGGCGCAGTTCTTCTTCTCGATGAGATTGATAGAGCTACAAATAAAATAATGTGTCTTCAAGGAATCCTTGAGGGTAAACCTGTTCTTGTTAAGAAAACAGGTGAAGTTGTAAAACCACAACCAGGCTTCAATGTAGTTGCTACAGCCAATACTAAAGGTAAAGGTTCTGAAGATGGTAGGTTTACAGCGGCTTCTATTATCGATGATGCTTTCTTAGAAAGATTTACAGTTTCAGTCGATCAACCATTTGCTTCTCTTTCAGTTGAAAAGAAAATCGTTCTTAATCATATGAAAAAGTACAATTGTGTCGATGATGACTTTGCTCAAAATCTTGTAACATGGGCTGATATCATTCGTAAGACTTTCGAAGATGATGGTGTAGATGAACTCATCTCAACAAGAAGGCTTTGCCATATAGTACAAACACATGCTATCTTTGGCAAGAAGATTAAAGCAATCGAATTATGTATTGCTAGATTCGATACAGATACGCAAGAAGCTTTCTCTGATCTATATACAAAAGTAGATTCAGAAGTAGCCGATGCAGACTCTGATAACCAGGAGGAAAATAATGGCGAAGATACATTATAAATTTAATGAAGGAGCTCTCATTCAAGAGCTCCAAGATTATATAGATTCCACGTATGGTGGTCACTATTCGAAAAATAACTTTCAATCAACTGAATTTATTATCGACTGTGGACATGGTATGGGATTCGCAATTGGCAACGTATTAAAGTATGCACAAAGGTACGGTAAAAAAGATGGTTTCAATAGAGACGATCTTATGAAGATTTTACATTACACTTTGATTGCCATGCATACACATGACTTAAACGAGGATTATGATGATAATATCTAACGATACTTTGAATGTTCTAAAGAACTTCGCAACAATAAACCCTAACTTGGTATTTAAACCAGGACAGGAACTGAAAACCATTGCTGAGTCTAAAACTATAATGGCGTCAGCCAAGATTGTTGAAGATTTTCCACAAGAATTTGGAGTCTATGACTTAAACGAATTCTTGTCAGTATACTCACTTATCGACAACCCAACAGTCGAGTTTGAAGACAAGGCAATGGTAATTAGTAGTGGTAATGTAAATCAACAGAAGATTAAATACTTTTTCTCTTCTCCAGAGATACTAACCACTCCACAAAAAGACATCACTATGCCTGAACCTGAAGTTGGCTTTACTCTTGAAGAGGATACTCTTAATCAGATTAGAAAAGCCGCTGCAGTGTTAGGACATAATGAGCTTTCAATTAAAGGTAACAATGGAGTATTAACTGCTTCTGTTGCTGATACAAGAGATGCTACATCGAATGTATATTCAATTGAAATAGACAAAGATAACTCATGTAAGAATGAGTTTGATTTTGTTGTAAATATTCCAAACTTGAAGTTATTACCAGGTGATTACTTTGTAAGTATATCTTCAAAGCTAATTTCTAACTGGACAAACAATAACTATCCGGTGGAATATTTTATCGCTCTTGAAAAAGAGAGCAAATACAGTGTATAAATATATTATGCACAGTAAAAATTCTCATTATAATATGAGGATAATACGAGAAGATGCCGAATGGTTCGGGTCTCTCATAATTAGTCTACTTTGCAAAGGAGAAGAAAATGACTGAAGAAGTAAAAAACGTAGAAGAGCAGCAACCTGTTCAACTTCAACTTCAAGACATCGCTACTATGGTTCAACTTGTTGACCTAGTATCAAGAAGAGGCGGTTTCGAAGGACCAGAACTGGAAGCAGTTGGTGGTTTAAGATCTAGAATCGTAGCTTTCTTGAACGAAGCATCTAAAGCTTCAGGCGAAGGCGACGTCCCAGCTGGAGATATTCCAGTCGATGACGTAGAAGAAGTTGATACTGACGGCTCAGCTGACTAACCAAAGAGGGGAGCAATTCCCCTCTTATTTTATAGGATTATATTATGGAACTAAATGAAAAACAACAATTATTAAACGCACTTAAAAATGGAACTGTAACAGTTACCTTTCAAAAAATAGGTACAGGCGAAATTAGAATAATGCCATGTACACTCAACCCAAAAGTACTCAAGGCTGAAGGAGTCGATGTCACATTAGAAATGAATTCTGAATCAGATAGCTTTGCAGTCTGGTCACTAGACAAATCTGCATGGAGAAGCTTTGTACTCGATACAGTAAAAGGTTGGGAGGTTTTAGGTGAATGAATTTTTATGGGTAGAAAAGTATAGACCCTCAACAATAGATGACTGTGTACTCAGTCCAGACTTACACAAAACTTTTACCAAGATAATAGAACAAGGCGAAGTTCAAAACATGATCTTCACTGGTACAGCTGGTACAGGTAAAACCACAGTTGCAAAAGCAATATGTAATCAGCTTGATGTTGATTATCTACTTATTAACGGCTCTGAAGAATCAGGCATCGATACACTTCGTAATAAGATAAAACAATTTGCATCAAGTGTATCTCTCACAGGTGGATATAAAGTAGTTATATTAGACGAAGCTGATTATCTCAATCCACAATCTACTCAACCAGCGCTTAGAGGATTCATAGAAGAATTCAGTGCTAACTGTAGATTTATATTAACATGTAACTTTAAGAATAGAATCATAGAGCCACTACATTCAAGATGCTCGGTTCATGAGTTTGCAATACCAGCTGGTGATAAAGAAAGATTAGCCGGTGTACTTATGACTCGACTCATGATGATTCTCGATAACGAAAAGATTGCATATGAACAGGCAGTACTTGCTGAACTTATCATCAAATACTTTCCTGATTTTAGAAGAACAATAAACGAATTACAGAGATATTCAACCACAGGTAAAATTGATAGTGGTATATTAGTAAATGTAGCTGATATATCTATCAATAGCCTTATGAATTCTCTTAAGATAAAAGACTTTCGCAAGATGAGAAAGTGGGTAGTCGATAATATCGATGTAGAACCATCAACCATCTTTAGAAAGCTTTATGATAATATGAACGAATATGTTGAACCAGCATCTATTCCTCAGCTCGTACTTATCTTAGCTGATTATCAATATAAGAATAGTTTTGTAGCTGATCATGAATTGAATATGGTTGCTTGTTTAACCGAAGTTATGGCAGGAGTAAAATTCAAATGAGTCCATTCGATTTTTTAAATGCAATCAACTATAGCAAGAAAGATGTTATGGTAGATGATATTGCTGAGAAAGAATACAACGCATTTATAATAAACAAAGGTCTTTCTTGGTTTGCTGACACAGTGATATATGCGAACGAGATGAATCGTAATCATCACCTCGATGGCCGTCTTCAGTTCGATTTTCTTATAAATATCATTAGGAAGAAAAACAGATTCTCCAAGTGGATGAAACCACAAGAAATCGAGAATCTAGAACTCATCAAAGAATATTATGGGTACAGCAATGAAAAAGCTAAGTCCGTATTAACGTTATTAAGTAATGCAAATATTGAGGAGTTAAAACATAGGATTTATAAAGGTGGAAGAACAAAACATAAGTAATTGGAATCCAGCAGATATGTTGGAAGTGACCTTAAACGAACCAGATGATTTTCTTAAGATTAGAGAAACATTAACTCGTATTGGAGTTGCATCACGAAAAGATCAAAAACTATATCAATCTTGTCATATACTACATAAACAAGGAAGATATTTTATCGTACATTTTAAAGAACTATTTCTATTAGACGGCAAACCAAGCAATCTAATAGAGAACGATGTGCAGCGAAGAAATACAATCGCTACACTACTTGCTGACTGGGGATTGATAAATATCGTAGACTCAGCTAAAGCAAAAGATATGGCTCCATTGAGACAGATAAAGGTAATACCTTTTAAAGAGAAAACTCAATGGGAACTATGTCCAAAATATAATATAGGAAATACTCAAAACAAAGAGTAAACCTGTATAAATATATTAGGATTGCGGTATTGGACCGGATCCGTTAACCTTGCTATTATAGGAGGAAATTAAAATGGTAAGAAATACTTTGAACGTACCACGTTCATTATTCGTTGGCTTTGATACTTTATTTGAGGATCTCGAAAGAATCCATTCAAGTGCCAGAGCTGGAACAGATAACTATCCGCCACACAACATTGTAAAGATCGATGAGGAGAAATTCTTAATCGAGCTGGCAATTGCGGGTTTTAAACTTGACGATATAGATATCGAACTCAAAGACGGTATCCTTAAAGTTAAAGGAGAAGTTAACAAAGATGAACGCGAATATGCTTTTAAAGGCATTTCATCTCGCAAATTTGAGAAGAGCTTCCGTCTCTCAGAATTTGTCGTAATAGATGGTGCTGATCTCGTGGATGGAATACTAGTGGTGTATGCCAGAGTGGAGATTCCAGAAGAGCAGCGTCCTAGGAAGATCGAAATAGGGTCTGCTGGGGCATCAAAGAGAAAGCAGTATATTAAGGGCTAATCAGCGAAAACCCGGTAGAATATTTTAACACAATTTTATCGGAGAGAAATGATGCAACGCTATGAAGAAATCGTTGGGACCCTACATGAATTTGGAGAAGTTTTATTATATACAATAATGACATTAGGCTTAGCACCTATGATTATATATATGCAAGCGTCTACAATGTAGGGCAACAAACCGGAGGGGAGGAAACTTCCCTCCAATTTTAAATGAAAATAATTGTTTACAAATCACTAGATTTGTTGTATAATATATATTATGTCGAAATTCTACACACACGTCAATAAATACGGTAATTACATTTACCTTCGTGGATATGACCACAATAAAAAAATCAAAGAAACAATAAAGTACGAGCCTAAGCTCTACGTATCAACAAACAAACCTACAGTATGGCGAACACTTGACGGACATAAATGTGGCCAAATACAATTTGACTCGATATCGTCAGCTACTGAATGGGTTAATCAAAACAAACATACCGCTGGACTCCAGATTTTTGGTAATACTAATTATGCTGCGGCATTCATCAATGACTATTTTCCAGGTCAAATCGAGTTTGATCGTAACAAAATAAATGTTACTACGATCGATATCGAGGTAGCGTCGGATGATGGCTTTCCCGAGCCTGAAGCAGCTGATAGCAAAATTATCTCTATTACTATTAAGAATAATATAGATAATACTTATCATGTCTGGGGTCTTGGCGATTATAATGCTGATGTTTCCTATATGAAAGATCATAGAGTTGTCTATAACAAATGCGACAATGAAGCAGAATTACTTATTAAATTTATTACGCATTGGTCTCAACCATCGAATATGCCAGATGTCTTAACTGGTTGGAACACATCGTTCTTTGATATTCCATATCTCTATAACAGAATGTGTAAGCTCATTGGCGTGGCATATGCTAAAAGACTATCGCCATATCCAACCTTAAAAAATGCTATGCGCATTGATGATATTCCAAGTAGATTCAAGTCTCGAAATGGAAAACGATATACCATTATGGGTATCTCTAATCTTGACTATCTCGATCTCTTTAAAAAGTTCGGTTACTCGTATGGTCCACAAGAAACTTACAAACTCGATCATATTGCAAATGTTGTTCTTGGCGAGAAAAAGCTTTCATACGAAGAAGCTGGTAACCTACATACACTGTATAAAGTTAACCACCAAAAGTTTATCGACTATAATATCAAAGACGTTGAGTTGGTTGACAAACTAGAAGACAAGCTTGGTCTTATTACGCTATGTATGACTATGGCTTATAAAGCTGGTGTAAATTATACAGATACATTTGGTACAACTAATATCTGGGACACAATCATATTCCGCAAACTACACGAAAATAATATCGTTGTTCCAATGAAGAAAGATAATCAAAAGACTTTCTATCCAGGTGGCTTCGTAAAAGATCCACAAGTAGGCTTACACAAAGATGTAGTAAGCTTTGATTTAAACTCACTATATCCTTCGATCATTATGCAATACAATATGTCGCCTGAAACGATTGCTGAAGGTGAGATAACTAAGTTTGATATTGAAGGTATGTTATCAGGTTCATATCATCCAGACAAAAAAGGCAAAGCTCTTGCAGCCAATGGCCAATACTTTAACACTCATAAAGTCGGTATCATTCCTATGATTATTGATGAGATGTATAAAGAACGCGTAGATGTTAAAAACAATATGATTAAAGCTCAGAAAGAATTACAAAAGGTAGATAAAGATGACAAACAAAAACTATATCAAATCGAACGAGATATCGCAATCGCAGAAAATCAGCAGATGTCTATTAAAATACTTCTTAACTCTCTTTACGGTGCTCTTGGTAATCAGTACTTTAGGTTTTTTGATCAACGTGTCGCTGAAGCAATCACAC